ATATTGATATCTGTAAATTTTAAAGGTATTCTACCTTCATCATTTGCCAGAGGAATATCTACTAATACCCTCCGTTGTAATAAAAATCCCACGATTAATATTAATAAATAAACAGGATAGCGATAGGTTAATATTCTTAGGGCTCGTGATAACTCTATTGAATAATGATTCATCATATATTTATAATGAGTAATAAAAAAAAATTTAATAAAGATAGATTATGATAAAGATAAAGATAAATTATTTACTAATCAGAAGATTAAATAACATATTTGCTTCATATCCATTAGGACCTGCCTGATCCTTTCGCTTTCCGTAATTGAGACCCCATTCAGACTTCTCTTGCCATTTCTTAAGTGCTGTCTTTGCCCCAGACATATCAGGAATATTATTACGATCCCGACCAAGAACTTCTACGCACCATTCTGAGAATCCTGCATAGAGAGTTCTAAACTCAGTGGGAGCCATTTTAGTAACACCATCGGCTGCTGAAATATTGTCAATCGGTTCACACTCCTGAGAAATCCATTGGCCAATAATATCATTATCACCACGATATTCGCTTGTCTTTGCCTTGATTTCATCAGGAATTTCAATACTATTTTCATCATAATCACGCCAATTCGGAAGGAGCATAGAATAGAATGGTACAACCCACATCGGAATCTTAGTTTTGATACTCTTATCTTTAATGTACCGATTTAATTGAGGATTTACATCTCGTGGATAATCCACAAAACGCGATACAAAGTCAGCAACCTCTAGACGACGCCATGTACCATCATCATTAGATGGGATATTGGGTAAATCATTACACATACAGACTAGTTTGAACTGAGGAGTAAAGAAGAAGGGTTCCTTAAATAATGCTCGCGCCTGAATTTTATCATTCCCCGTTAATTCTTTCATTTGACCGATATTCATCGTTTCATTGACATCAGGTTCTTGCATGACACAGAGACGCTTACCTAGAGTAAGAGCCATCTCTGGACTTGCCGCTCCCGAGGCCTTGCGCTTCTGAGTTAAGAGAGCGATCGGAAGATTACAAGCATAATCACCCATACACATTGACATTAAGTCAATCAGTTTAGATTTGCCATTACCACCAGTTCCAGTCCAGATATAAAATCCTTCATCCCGATTATCACCCGATAAACATTTTGCTAAGAACTTTAATAGATATTTTTTAACATTTTTATTTGGAGCGATCTTCGTTAAGAAATCATCTAGATCAGCATGAAATCTATCATAATATTCCATATCCTTGAAAGTGCTTACATCGGGATTCTCAAACGATTTTAACATATCATCCAGTTTAATAGGCATATCTGATTCTTTGATAGGCAATGATACCTTGGTAGACATCGTAACATAATCCTCTGGTCTCCCTTCCCTAAAGGTATTATTTTTTAGATCATAGATACCATTCTCAAAACCTAAGAGACCTGTATCTGTATCAAACTTCTGCATAATTTCTTTTTCATAGAACATATCTCTAAGATTTTTCATAACACCGTTGACATAATTCCCTTGAAGAAGTTTCATCTTGATATTTAGAATGTTCTTGAGCCACCGACCTTCTTTTGTCTTTCCATCCCTAAGATCCTGTTTTTCATCGGAATCATCCGTAGCATCAACGGCATCCATCATCTTTTTACGATAACCATCCATAGGATCATTTTCATATTCATTGTATAAATTATAGATATCATTGTGAACACGAGTTTTAAGAATCGTTCCTTCTAATGTTCTTTCCCAGCGATGACCACTAAAATGATACCATTCATCCTTTACATTTACAGAAATAAATTCATCTTTGTAATATTCATAAATAACTTTCGCAACAAGATAATCTGCATCAGCACCATTCCGAACCGATTCATGAACGAATATTTTTAGGCTCGCTCCCTTTGCCTTTAGAAACATCTTCTCATTATCATTCTTTGCCCAAAACATTAGTGAACCGATACCTAATCGCTGACCACTATGTTCTGAACTAATACCTTCCCATTTGCTATCACAAACATGAGGATCATAAGAAGATGCTTGCCTACTAAATTCTTTCCATTCATTCAGTAAATTACGATTGATATTATGAAGACATAATGCCGTATCAAACCATTTGCCATAATCTTCTGCTCTTCCCTTGGATAAACACTTCACTAGAGCCTTGACTAATTTTAGTTGTTCCTCCTCTACAATCTTGAAAGGATTAATTATATTATTAGTATCCACGTAATACGCTTTACCGTATATATCATCAGATTCTAAACCCATGTTACTGCTACTCTTACTGCTAGATATCTTTTTAAATGTATTATCAAATTTTTGAGTATATTTAATATTGATTTTATCACGATAGCACATTGACGCCAAGTTTAAGATATTACGAGGATTTTGATAAAATTCATCAATCTCGCATTCATCTGGAAAACCATCATCCGATATTTGATATACTTTGGTGACTAGGTAAGGAGATTCACCGCTTTTACCGCATTTATATAATTGCCAAGATGAGAAACTACTATCTAAAATCTGTTTGGTTTGATTATCGGGTTCAATTTCACTACTTTCATCAAAGATTGATTTAATTTTATCTTTTTCTACAATCGTTGAAATAATCTTTTTATAGGCTAATTTATCAATTAAAATATCAGGGAAAATAATATGAATACCATCCTTTGATTTAAATTCTCCCTTTGAACAGGGATAAGGATTCTCTTTTTCTAAGATTAAAACAGTACCAAATGATTTAACATTATCTAATTGAATACATTCTTTCATTTCTTCCCATACATGTTCCAAGAGAGTTTCTAATGAATCATCGGTATAAGAACGTTCTTCTAAAACACACTTATATTTAAGATCAATATCCAATACAAAGGGAAAGATATTATTCATCTTCTCAACAATTGGAATAGTAATACTTGTTTCAGAGTGAATGATATCATAGAATTCACCTAATTTATCATTTGGAATATACCATTTCCCACCCTTCATAGATGTATGACTCGGTTTAAGTTTAGTCTTGTTATCTAAAACATACTTTTGTAAAAATTTTTGTAGAGCCATCAATAATGTTTTCTATAGATTTTTTTCTTTAATTAGTTAAACGGATTCTTAAAATATCAAATTTATTTTAATTATTTTAATTATCGCTTTATCGTTGTCTATTATTAATTAGACTTTCAAAATATCAAATTTATTAAAAATCTAAAAAAATAAATGAATCCTAAAGTGAAGTATAAATTATTTATAGAGAAGAATATTATTTAAAATAAATATGTCAAAAGACGCTATCAAACGCATCTTAAATAAGGATTTAAAAGAAATCCATAAAATGAAATTAGATGAACTGGGTATTCATGTTGAGTTCAATGAAGAAAATATGTTAAAGGCGACGGCTATTATTATAGGACCCAAAGATACACCTTATGAAAATGGCCTCCTCTATTTTATAATAGAGTTTCCCCCGAATTATCCATTTAGTCCTCCTAAAATAGGATATTTATCAAGTAGTCGTTATAGAATTCATCCAAATTTATACGTAGGGAGATCTCACGATAATTTTGTTGGTAAAGTATGTTTATCGGCGATTAATACATGGTCTGGTCCTAAATGGACAACCGTGATGCATATTGGTAGTATATTATTATCAATTCAATCCTTATTATGTAATGATCCGTTACATAATGAACCGGGTTTTGAAAATGAAGTCGGCTCAAGAAATGATTTATATAATACTATCGTTGAATATGATACATATAATCATTTAATTTATAAAAATGCTTTTAAAATTCATCCTTTATTTGAATCATTTTCACCAATCATAATAAACCATTTACAAGTTAATCAAGAGAATATTTTAAAAAAATTAAATGATTTATGTAAAAAACATCCTAAAAGAATAAATATATCATCAAATATCTATAATATTACGATGATCATTGATTATCCAGCATTAAAAGCAGGATTAAGTGAAAGATTAGATAATTTATAAATTTGATTTAAAATTAAAGAATATTTCATATTATATATATATATAAAGATGGATGATTCTGAAACTCACTTCTGTAAGCAGTGTCAAAATATGACTTTCCTTTATATAGATGAGGATAAAAAATTAGTTCATCATTGTAAAGCATGTTTATCAAGTGAACCCTATTTGAAAAAGAATAATTGTATTTATTCAATTCAATTTAAAAAGTATGATAATTCGGAGTATATCAATAGTAATCCCTATATTACTCATGATATTACCTTACCTAAAATCAAACAAAATCAGAATATTAAATGCGTGAACCAAGAATGTAGTTCAATTACTGAATCTAAAGAATGTGATATCACATATATTAAATATGATATGGAGAATATGAAATATATTTATATCTGTAATCATTGTGGTCAGAAATGGAAAAGCAATTAACGTCTTCTCTTCTTAGACTTCTTCTTAGATTTCTTCTTCTTCTTAGACTTCTTCTTAGTCTTCTTCTTAGACTTCTTCTTAGACTTCTTCTTAGTTTTCTTTTTCTTCTTTGGTTTCTTTGGTTTCTTTGGCGATGGTTGAAGTATTAGTGGTTTCCTCACCGTTTGCCTCATGTCTTCGTCTTCGCTCGCGGTGATCCCTGAAACCATTAAAAGAGCACTTGGTCCCATAAATCCACCCCACCACTTCTTCTTTTGTTCTTGTGATACGGATTGAGCATACTTTTGATAATGAAAATATCGGAGAGTTGATATCCAATCGTTTCCGACAAATACACTGTCGGGCTTTTCGTAAGATTGTTGGACTGAAAATAACTCTTGGGCGTGATCCCCCCACATTTTCAGACAGAATATCTCAATAATTTCTTTAATATTTCGTGGGACTTCATCACCACCTAGCCAATTATCAAGTATAGCACTGTAATTATCTCCTTCAACCATAGATTTTATTTTTTGAAATACCTTTTCTAAAATATTTAGCTTAGATAATGGTCCATCGTTACCAAAGTGATGGTTTCTCACCTCTAATTTCACATCGTTATCTTCTTGTGGAGATCGGATTTTATAACTAAAAACGGAGTCGCTTAAGTCAGAGCTGCGCCCAACAGCGATCTTACCTGAAAACATTGCTTCACTGCCCGCAGGCACGGGACTTTTATGCAATTCAATTTCAAAATCCCCCCCACCACCATCCACTTTAGGACATATGGATCCTGGATCAGCTACATTGACCGCATTACAATTATAACTCCTAGAAGTTTCAAATAACCAGTCCCGAACATCTTCTGGTCTCTTCGTCGCGGTTTTATGAAAATGAGAAGTGAGAGCAACATTGTTTCCGACGGCTTTATCATCATATGCTTTACGAGCGACCTCTTGGAGTTCTCCATAATTGCTCTTTCTTACTTCAATGAGTTTGGACAATGCTGGGGGTAGATCCGGAAAGTGATAAAATCCTACTTTCAGTTGTTTTGGACTAGACCATTTAAATTCATTTTTTAAATATTCCTCTCTCATTTTATCATCAGTTATATTTCCTCCAGGTTGATCAACAAGATTAATCCACGAAATCACCCATCCCGGAATCGCCCACCGACTGCCTGGCATGTTGGTCGCGGCCAACTCCCCATAAATAAAAATAATCCACCATTTCATTATTTCATCTCTTAGTTTTACTATATTTTGTGTGTCTCTTACCGTTAAAAGAGGTTTGGATAGTTTCCCATTAAGTTTCTGTATCAGAGTCGCTGCGACACCTTTCACCGTACGCCACTTCTTCTTTAAAAAATCAATAACATCCATTTTACCGTTTTCACCACTGTTGGCGTATTTAATGAATTCATTGATCCATTTCAGAAGAATATCTAATTTGCTTGCTGTAAAGCCGTCTGGACAATCATCATCTATCTTTTTAGATAAAAGCACACTAAATAACCGAGCATGCGTTTCCCAGCCAACTGCACCGACGTCTTCCTCTAGGATTGTATCTAGGAAGTCACAAGTGTTGCTCTTTTTTTTTTTAATATTATACCACTCAAAGAATGTATAGAGTCTATTTTTATCATATTTACCGCCACCGCGTCGTTCATTTTCTTCTCTAATACGATCAATATCAACTGAATTCAACTTACCCACTTCCTCGGCTGGAGGTTTTTCCAGAGTTAATTTGAAGACAATATTATCCCAAGATACGACGCGGTCCATAATAGGTTTATAATCGCCCCGTACTTGTTTCCATTTATCTAGTACGTCTTCTCTGACTCTTCTTCTTCTCATAGCTCCCCGGATAGATCCGGAACCGGTCTGCTCACCAGATCCTATACCGGGTCCTAAGCCTAGATTCTCTCTCCCCGTATCTCCTGTCTGGTTCGCTGGTGTCTCTGGTGTCTCTGGTGTCTCTGGCTCCATATCATCCTTTAATTCTTGGATGACGACCTCATCATCATCCTCATCATCCTCATCATCCTCGGCCTCCTCCTCCTCGGATGCCTCCACGATCAAATCCAGATCAGTACCAGGTAGAGCTAATCTTAGGACTTCTTCTGCCTCATTTTTCATCTTTGATATTAGAATAAAATCATAGATATCAGATAATTCATCTAGATGAAACTTGAATTCTTGTATCTGTTTGATTGATATTTCTATATTTGCTAATGCTTCATTCTGTGCTTCGCTGCGATGACCTCCTTCTCTCTCGTCATCCTTGTCTCCCGGTACCTTTCCTTCTGGAACCATATCATCATCAATAGACCACCATTTAACTTCATCAGCATCTCCGATATATTCGGGTATAACCTCTCCTATATCATCTTCTTCTGGTATCATGCCTCTCGGCGATGGCGATAGATCTTCATCCATATCATCGTCTTCTGGTATCATGCCCGGTGGCGATGGGCCTCTCGGCGTTGGTGATAGATCTTCATCCATATCATCGTCAGCGCCTCCATCTAACCTTCCTCGGCGAGAGATTACTTTGCGGAATGTTTCCTTGGGTTGAAAGAAGTCGTGACTCGTGTCGTGAGCCATCAACACATACGCACTTTTTAGTGTTCTATCATCCATTTCTAATTTGAATGGTGGCATCTTATACCTTATTAAATATATTATTAATTATTTATTTATTTATTTATTTCTGTAATCATTGTGGTCAGAATGGAAAAGCAATTAACGTCTTCTCTTCTTATATTTCTTCTTAGACTTCTTCTTAGACTTCTTCTTAGTTTTCTTTTTCTTCTTCTTAGTTTTTCTCATCCTGTTCGGTCGCCCGCCGGCCCTGGGCTCGTCGGGGGCGTCGTCCGCTTGCCGTCTGGCGATACCTGCTGCCACTTTTTTATTCCATACATCATCAAATAATTTTGGACCCCAGGGCCTATCATAATACATGAGTGCATCAATGTGTAGATTGCCGCCCAGTAGCTGTTCAATGATATCTTCTTTCTTGCGATCCATTTCTTCAAATCGTTCCTCAAACATTGCTGGACCGAGATCTGGACGAGAGACACCAAGCTCTTCCCCCAAGAGGGTTCGCTCCACGGCTCTCTCGAATATTACACGAGCCGCCGCTTCCTCCTCCTCTTCTTCCTCCTCCATTATCGCCGCCACCGCATCCTCCTCCTCTTCCTCCTCCTCCTCCCCCTCCTCCATGATCGCCGGAGGCGCCGCCGCCACCACCTCCCGCATCCTCCGCTCCCGCGCGGATCTGTTGCGCGCGCCCTTAAGATTCGAACCGCTAGTCTCCCGTCTCTTTCTCTCTTCCTTGGATTGGGCGTGTGGGTCTAATTTCCCCACAGTCAAACCCGCACACACTTCTTGTTTACATAATGGTCTGGTAGCGGGGCAGTCCCCAGGCTTCGCACCATCTTTTTGCCCCTTGCAAGGGCTGAACATTTCACTTTCTTTTACTATCTTATATGCTGGGTAAGGACATCCATGGGTACCATCATACTGAACCCCAAAATGACCGGCTGGGACCTTCTTAGCTCCGGTCATGTCGTCATCGCCGGGGAGATGAATAATTTCGGCGCTACAAACCATATTAGCTCTGCTGGAAAAAACTTGTACTATCTCACCGCGTCTGTCTTCGGATGGAACGCCGATAGGGACAGGCCTCGCCCACATCTGACGCGATTGCGTCTTCTTCAAACCAGCCACCGACTTCTGTCTTTGGGCTTCTTTTTCCTTTGGAGAGTAAAGTGTTTTCGGCATTTTATACCTTAT